ACACCGTCAAGCATGCAGATACATCCCTCGTAGGATGACAGATACCAGAATCCCTGCCTTTCTTCATCCACTGCGTTACCTCGACGGGTAATTACCATGCCGGAAGCAGGAGGATAGTTCTTACCACCCGGCACCTCTTCATCAGGATAAAGAACCACGTTAATCTTATTCTCAGCCTGCATGACACTGAGGACACGGAACCAGCTATCATAATATTCTCCTGCTGTATTCAGGTTATTCACTGAGCCATAACTTACGTCCTGCTCTTTGAAAGCTGTGATATCATTATCCCAGCGACGACGAAGATACAGATCATACGTGCCGTCTTCGAGAAGTTCAATCCGTTCGATAGTACCAGATTCAGAATAAGTGACGTTGCCTTCCTGAGAGAACCAACGATTATATATCAGTTCCTTGACAATCATTGCGCTACGTACCTCTAGCTTCTCAAACTGTCCACGCCCATCAGGATATATACCGGCACCCTTACCGGCTATTATAGAATCGATAAACTCGCCGAACTTCAATAAGAAGTTAGTACCGTCCGACTGATCTTTACGAAGAAAATATTCTGACAGTTTTTCAATATCATACTGACTCAGATTTTCTATTATTCCAACCAAAACACGACCAATACGTTCTGCTGTATTTTCTCCTTCCTGAGTAGCATTACGAACCTGTTGGGCTAACTTTTTCAATATGTCTACACTATCAGCCATCACTCACCTATCACTCTGTACACAGTTCTATTAGCTTTAATCTTACCTTCTCCCTTATAAAGAGGATATTCCTCTTTCTTTTCATTCAGGAACATAACACATTCCTTCAGGTAACGGTCGGCAATGGAGAACGCATCATCATAAGCCATTACTTTCTCCTTGAACTCAATATGTGAACTATATTCACTCTCCTTCTGAACAAAACCATACCTGGTAACATTTCCATCACCATTCTTTACGATTCGTGCGTAAGTATAATAAGCCAATGCTGTCTTCAAACCTGTCAGCAATTGCTTTCCGTCCTTACCTTCATATATTCCTCCCTCAAGTAATAATTTATATTTATCCGGATTATCTTTCACATCAAGATATAAAGCATCACCGAGAGCAGACTTTATGTCTATACTCTCAGATTCGCGGATATACGTTTCTATCTTGTCCTCGTCCACATGCACAGACATACTACGTGATAAGGATGAAACTTCAAGCGTTGTTATCAGATACTTCTGCATTTCTTACATACTTTAAGGGTTGAACAGAAAAGTCATTACTAGGATTAGCTACTTCATACCAATAGCGGAATATGCGGTCAAATGTGCGCTCAATCAAGCGTTGCTGCTTGCTAACAATAGAATTATAGTATTCGAAGGCATCTTCCAATATATCACCAGAAAAACCTACTTTCCCGACACGAATACAATACCATGGCTCCTGACCATATGCAGAATAAATACGCTCCACTACGCTGGAATCTGTCACAGTGAATTCTTTATCATAATTCTGAGAGTTCAAGGAAACAACTTCAGGCTTCTCCTCATCATTTTCAAGTGTAACTTCCATGATTTTTCCACAATTAGTATCTCCTTGAAGTTGTATAAGCGTATCGGTAAAGCTATCATCGTCATCAGGTGAATTCACTTCATTTCCGTCTTCATCAAATGTCACATTAGAGCCCTTCTTAGTGAATATGATAGAACCAGGAAAGAAGTTGTTACGGACATTTCTGTATTTTACGTTTGCTAAACCTTCATCAGTACTCATTTCAGTTACTACACGATCGCCTTTCCCAAGTGGATAGGTATCTTTCCCAGCCATTGACACCCAAAAGACTTGTCCTTTGTAATATTCAATTCCACCAGCAGCTTCTATTTGAGCTAGAACTACTGGTTTAGAAGGATTAAATACATCAATGTAATCTATATTTTCCTTCTTCACCTGAATAGCCTTACCTTTACGCGTTTTCTTACCAGTCCAATCTGGATGAACTGCTATCTTGGCGACATAACCGTTATCGTCAGGCTCAATCATTCTGCAATTTTCAAATGGAATATGCTGTAGTTCCACAATCTCCCCATAGATATTGTAATTCACATGCAAAGCTATTCCATTAAAATCAGCCATATCACGGCAAGCCAGAGCATGTATATCATCGACAGTATCCCCTTTCCGATTCACTACATATTCTGAAAATGAAATCTCACGGAATCCGTTCCCCTCAATGAAATCAGCGAACCGATCAGCACATTCGGAAGCAGTGGAACTTGCCGCTACAATATTTCGGAATGTCTGAGGATAAAGATTATCCTCCCCGTAAGTCTGTATTCCAAGTGCTTGCTGGTAATTCGTTCTAAAACGATTATCGCTTTTCTTCTTTAAGTCATGTACTCTCATAAATTCCGTGAGTTTAAGTTCATTCTTCTACTTTAACTTTTTCTCCAGTTTCATCTATATTATTGTCCGATGTCATATCTTTCTCCTCAGTTTCAATAATAGAAGAAGCTTCTTTGATGTATTCATTCAGCAATTTCTTTGTCACTTTCCGGCCATTTATCTTATAAGACGCAAATTCTTCCAAAATAGAATCGACAGAAACGCCATCTACCAATGCTAACCTAACACTTTCCAATAGCTGCGAATCATAAGCCTTACCACGATTAGCAATACGGTCTTCCCAATCATCAGGCTTTTTGGCAAATAATCCGATGTTTCCTGGATACTTAGATAAATATTTTTCAGCTATTTCATCTGTAAGATTTTCGTTTGTATAAAACTCGCTACTTCCAAACTCCATCTGCAATAGAGCTCCATTCTTCAAGCCATACTCAGATTTTTCTTTCATCTTCTTATTCTTTTTAAGGTAAACAATCATTTCAATCACCGCATCATGATAACAGTTACTGCATGATGTACGGACAAACTTCTTATTAAGTACAAGCGTATACAGATTTTCAATTTCTGTCTTGTCTAAAGAAGAGAGGGAAGCATTGCTTCCCAACTCATTCAACCTGTTAACCACTTCAATAACCTCTTTCATATTTATACCGGTTCTGTTGTCAAAGTTTCTACGGCCGTTTTTGTTGTTTCATAGTCCGTCTTGTAATAGAACAAAGCAGATTTCGGAACCTTAGTTTCCTGCAAAGAAACTGACCAACCTCCTTCTGTCTCTTCCGAATACTTATCATTACTGATTTCAGCAGCTTTCAAGCCTTGATAATAACCGTAAACTTGAAAAGCAGAATCACCAGGATTATCTTCCTTCAGCAAATTCTTTGCCTTATTCTCAAGAATTACTATATATTCACCGTTAGCCAATCCGTCAATAATGTCCGCACATACATCCGGATCATTAGCCAAGATTACCATATTTACCGTATTAGTAAACGTGTTCCGGTAAGTTCCTGTAGCAAGTGCAGTATTTGTTCCAGTAAACGGAGTACTTCCAAGAACCACTACTTTGTACGCTTTCTTACCTTCCTTCATCGTAAATGTTTCAATAATATTCTTACGTGTGGCATTGAAAGCTACTGTAGCAAAATCTACATCTTTACGGTTCATAATTACACCTTCCTGCTCAACCCCAGGAACGATGGGATCATCGCAATTTAACTCGATATCCCGTTTGATTGCATAATCACATACCCCTGCCATAATACCTCCTTTCTAATAAGCTATTTGGAACAAATTATCTTCTCCAATCAGACAGCCAAGCTTACCAGTAGAATACAGATAGTTTACACGCTCTTTACGTTCAAACCAGATATCAAGATCTGACATAATCTGATTCGCTGGAGTACCGACAAATAACTGCTTCGGTGAACCAAATACAGCACGGTGAGGAAGATTCAGTTTTGTACCATTATTCTGGTATTTCTGAATAAATCTGTCCCAAATTGATACACGATAAACCAACGTACCGTTATACTCTGTGACATCAAGTCCTTTGAATATCTGTTCCCATGTAAGGATTTCCTTATATTCACGTTTCAGATCTTTTGCAAGAGCATCACAAAGTGACTTGGTACAGAAGATACCAGCTCCATCCATTGATGCAATACGTGAATCAGCATTTTCAAGAATACCGTCAAAGATACTGATAGCAACTCCAGCTTCTTTCAGCTTGCTGAACTGCAGGGCTGTTGATTCTTGACTATTAGCTTCAATTGCAGTTTTCTGAGCTTCGTTGGCTGTACCGATAGCAAATAATTGCTTCCAGAACCCGTCTGCTGTCTTAAACAGTTCAACATCTACTCCGTCTGTAATCTGACCTGCAGAGGTTGCATTTTGCGCCTCTGTATCGCCAAACCAAATAAATCTCCACAACATGTGCTTAATAGCCAGGTCCATTGCAGGATAAACTATATCATCCATATATTCTGTAGAGGACAAGTCTCCAATATCCGTACCTGTTTTCAGGCAGTATTCCGCAATTGTATTCTGCAAGTCTGTATAACACCACTGTAATGGGATTTGCCAATCACCAATTTTCCATTCCTTCTCTGCGAAGTTGATATTAGCTTTTTTGTAGGTAGGATTACACCCGGAACCTTTCCAACCAATATCATCCATATCACCTACCCAACCCAGCTTATCACCATTGTGTACATTCTGACGAAGGGTAAAGAAACGCTCTAGTTCCTCATCAAGGAAGTTTGTTGCAATAAGCAAGTCTTTTAAGCTCTGTATTGCTCCATTGTCGGGTGTTAAGCTAGACAAAGCCCCCCATGAAATTCTTGTATTTGCCATATTCTACTTATTAAATCTTTGTTTATTTTTTTCACGAATAGCCGCAAGTTTCTTATCAATCTTGCTTTCATGTTTTACTTCAGGCTTTCCTTTCACCTGTGGAGCACGCCCAGACGGAATATATTTGCTTGCAGCAGCTTTGGTGAGTTTTTCAATACCACCAGCCTTAGCCACTGCATCAAGGATTTTAATATCGTCTTCTGTCTTAGCATTGGCAGTCAAGTCCGAAACTTGCTGTTCCAATTCAGCAATACGGGCTTCTAAAGCAGCTGTATCATTATTACCTTCTTCAGGCTCCCGAATTTCAGTAATAACTCCATCTGTTACCACAATTGTCTTACCATCCGGCATTACATGTTCTCCATCAGGGCTTGCAGGGTCTCCAACCTGCGGATCACCTTCTTCACGTTCTACTGTTAACGTGTCACCACCTGCCGTTGTCAGCTCCAGAGCAACAGCCGGCACGTCCTCGATTTTCGCATATCCTGCCTTAGCAAGAATGCGCTCAAACAAGGACTTCTTCACAGTCATTTCTTTTTCTTTGTTCATAATTATTGTTTTGGTTGATACTTTAGCCGACTTCGGCATAATAACTTCACTGACGAATCCCAATTGCTTTGCCACCTCACCACCGAACCATGTTTCTTTAGCCATCTGTTCTTCGAGAAGGCTCCTGTCGACTCCACAACGTTCGACATAAAGAGAAAGCATCTTTTCACGTTCTGCTTCTAATCCTGACTTCAAAGATTCTAAAGCCTGAATATCTACAGAACCTTCAATTCCGGGACAATAAGGAGAATGAATGAGAATCTTGGCATGAGGGTACATCTTTCTTCGCTCAATGGGTGCAGCCAGAAGAATAACAGTTGCCATTGATGCACATCTGCCAACTACAGTGGCAGAGATTTCTTTTCCGGTAGCCCGTAACGCATCATATATGGCATAGCCCTCTGCTACATCTCCCCCGCATGAATGTAATTCGATATCTATACGTGGATCATCAATAGGAATCCAAGAAATAAAGTCCTGCACGTCACTGAATGATACTCCATCAACTCCGGTCAGATACCAGTTTTCCATCTTATCGACATCTGCTACAATGTCTTTGTTGATAAATAATTTCGCCATATCTCGTAATCGTTTGAAACAAAGGTAGTGAACACGATATGGCTATAAGAATTTTTGAAAGGAATAGCACTGACACGCCTTGTCAGTCGATTTTCATAAAAAAAGGTGAGCCGCTGCCCACCTCAATTCATCACATGTCCACTTCCGTGGAAAACTTCTTCACAATTCTATATATTGTCCTCTCATCGACGTTGTATTCATCCGAGAGATACTGCAATATATAGGTTTTTTTATGCCCTTCGCTGGTCAAACGTTGATAGTCATTATAGAGTTCAAGATATCTCACGTCTGACGGTTGTACTGGGAGTGTCTGCAACTGCTCCATCACTCCCTTATGTGTTTTTAGAAATTCGTACGCGTTCATAAATTACCATTACTCTCTAAAAATTTAACTTTATTAGCAACCGATGTAAATTCCTCTACCGAAACTTGTGGAGCCGGAGCCATAAGCATACCTTTTGCAACTGCTCTAGCAAGCATATCCTCACCGATAGATTGGTTAGATGATTGCGCTACATTGATAGGAACACCTCCTCCCATCTGATTGAAGGAAGAAAGTATTGGTGCGAACATTGAGGTGGCTCTGGCCGTCATTACCGACTCCCCATTACTCAACTGGGCAGGTACACTGTCGCTGGTTCCTGTACCTGGTCCGGTAACTAAACCACCTGTTGCAAATTTAGCACTTTTTACGGTATTTATTGCTGTTGCTATATTAGCTAATATAGCTCCAACTGTCGTAGCTATAGCAGCTATATTAGCGGGGAAAGGAACAGACTGTGACTGTGCTATACCTGCAGCCAAAGCCTTTCCGGTATTTATTGCGATTTCCGCCAAGGCTAATGTTTTAGATAAAATAGCAAAGGCTTTGTTATTCTCTCCTAATGCTTCGAAAGCAGAAGCCAAGCCCCCCGTAACTGATTCGATAGCCTCTAACTTCGTCTGCTCAATTTCTACCTCTTTATCTGCAAGCTCTTTCTTCGCATCAGTATATTCCTGATGAGCCTGAAGCTTACGGTTAAGAAATTCCTGCTCACTTTCTCCTTCCTGCTGTTGTATGTTATTCAGTAATTCCAACTTCTGCGAAGCTTGTTCCTGAAGTATTTCCAACTCACTTGCTCCAGATTGCTGCATTTGCATTATTTCATTCTCCATCCTCAACCTGATGGCCTCCTGCTGCTTCTCTGAAACATCCTTCTCATGTTGCATCGCAAGGTCATCCATCTGCTTGTTATACTTTGCAGTTATGGCCTGTTTCATCTGTTCAGTAAGTTCTTTGTCAGCCAACTCTGCATCACGTTGAGAGGCAAACTGCTGCATTCTTAACTGATACTCCTGCTCACTCCCTTCTTTTACGGATTCAAGCTGCAAGGAAATAAGCTTGGTACGTTTGTCTATCTCCTTCTGCAATTCTTCATCAGATAGCTTCTGGAGTTCTATGTTTTTTTGCTGCTCCAACGACTTAATCTGTTCATTGATAGCCTTACGTGCTTTTACTGTCAGATTCTCTTCCTCTCTCAGAGAAATCCGAAGGTCTTCTATCTTACGAGTATAAGTAAGTTCTATTTCCTTACGTGCCTGTTCACGCTTATCCTTCACTAGAGCCAACATCGCATCCTCAGCTGCTCTTACTGCCTCCAGCTCTTTCTGCTTCGCTTCCTTCGCCTTATCAGCACCTTCCTGACGTATTGAATTCAGGGTATTTTGCTGCTCAGTCTGACGACCATAGCTGTCCTCCATTAATTCCTGCAATTCATTAAACTGATCCCTGAAAGTTTTCAAATCCTCTATCGTACTTTCAGATAACCCTAACTTACCGATAACTTCATTGGCTGTAATATCACCAGCTTTAATCTGTTCCATCAACTTTCGCACCTCTCTGTTCATTTCAGTATAACCTAATGTATTAGCAAGTCTGGCTTCTGCAAGTTCTGTCTGAATCTCCAAATCTTTCTTCTCTATTTCGGCAGCTTTCTCTGCGGCTTTTATACGTTCCTGAGTAGAGAGTGTCTGATCATCCGCAGCCTTCTTCAACTTCTCAATTTCGGCACGATTAGCCGCACGCGACATTGAAAGCATCACTTCTTTCTTATCTATCTCGTTTAATACTTCTGCCAACTCCCAAGCTTGCTTTGTTTCATCAGCAATTTCTTTCCCTATTCCTGAGAATATAGCCTTTGCATCTTCTCCTGCCTTCTTGAAATTCCCAGTAAACAGATTCACCAACGCACTACCTAACTTTGATGCACGATCTATTATCACATTGATTGTAGCTCCCAAAGCAGCCATTATCTTGTTAGCCGCTTCCACCCCTTTCTGCGTTTTCGTAAACCATGCTACAAGCGATCCAAGAGCAACGACCAAAGCACCTATACCAGTACCAATCAATGCTACCTTTAGCAATTTCAGTACTTTAATCCAGCCAGTAGTAGATGCAGATACAGCAACCATTTCTGTTTTCATCCCCGCTAAATAGTTCTTCAATCCACCTAAAGAAGTTACCATTTGATTAATTTGCTGGATAAAAGGTATATTCGCATTTGCGGCATCGATAATTGCTTCCTTGTAATTACCCACGTTACGGTAATAACGCTGTGTTTCTTCTTCAGCTCCTTTCAACGCATCTGTAACCTCGTTTATATAATTTTTCAATTCTTCACCCCTGGTTCCCTTTCTTTCAGCTTCTGACAGAGCATCATATTCAGCCGTCAAATTGGATAACTGTGCGCGAAGCGATCTAAGACTTCCCTCCTGCTCTTTTTCCTGCTTGATCTGGTTCTGCATCGTCTTCGTAATAATTCGTATCGAATCATTACAATCTGCAATATAGGCTTTTGATGCAGCCATTTCTTCATTATACTGCTGACGTGATATTTCACCATCCTTCAATTGTTTTTTCAATTTGGATTCAGCCTCACGAGCTGCATCAATCTTTGTCTGGTATTCAGCGATAGCTTTAATCGCCTCACTATAATTTACCTTGATATCAAGGATCTTCTCTTGTTTGTCTGCCATAGTAATTTAAAGTTGAAATAGTTTACATTCGCATATACCTGTTTTTTCAGCTTTAATGGATATAATAGCATAATACTTTCCGTATTGTGCTAGATAAACAGGAATAGACATATCTAAATCACGAAGTTCATACTCTCTTATCTCTATTAATTCTGTAATAACTTTAGGCTCTCTAACCACATCCTGATACATCTTATATTTATCCTGAATAATACTATTCCAATCAAGTCCAGCAAATACCCCATCAGAACTGGATAAACTGTTTACCTTTCTCACTAAAAGTCTTGGAGTAACATTATCATTGTATTCTAGTTCTCCATTTTGTCCGTACGAGTATAATGGTATATAAGCACAACCAGAATAGCCTTTATTATAAGAAACTTCAGAAGCAGCAAAAGGCAAGGTGATTACATTTGATTCTTCATCTAAGGTAGCATCATCTACATACACTACGCCATCATAAATACCATCATCATCATCTTTCCACTTGTATATATTCTTCTGAGCAAAACCATCAACACTAAAGGAAAGAGTCTTTGGACGATTATTCTTATATGATGCGACAACACGTTTAGTCCAATTTAAGGCTTTAGGTTTATTTGCTATAATATCATCTATCCTTACAAACTTAATTCCCCCAGACATAGGCATAGCGAAACAACCACATAAGGCAGAGATTGCCTTAATAAAGTCTATTTGTTTTATATCAGGCAAATTAGGAACAAAGTAATAATGTGAGTAAAAGTTATTTCCATCACCTTTATATAAAGCTATATTCTCAAGAAAAGGAGATAAAGCCATTGTGTCACACTCTACAACAGAAACAGACACAAAACCTGAATACCAATCTGTAGATATATCCATTTGCAAAATCTCATCTACACTCACATCAAATTCTCTGTCAATATCATAAGTAACAAGCCACCTCCCTTTTAGCGGATCAGATGTCCCTTCATTAATAGCAGTGGTATAATCAAATCCAGCTATCATTTCCTTTCTTTCCGGATTATATAATCCGAAATTAAATTCAGGTTCACCCACATTAGTTGTCTCAAACCTCAACGATACCTTCCACTTTATATGAATAGTTAAAGTTTTTGTCAGTGGTCTTATTCCTGAAATCAAAGAACCTGAATTAAATGAATCATACAGCCACTCCATATAAAGATTAGAAGTAACAGGTTTGAATCCCATCTTCATTCGATATTCCACAGCTGGTCCATTACTCTGTGACACAACCTTTGCTTCTCCAAATATCAGATTGACCTTATTTTTCTCCATTCTACTAGGAGAATCATTTCTTGAAAGCAATGGTATCATTAAACTCTCCAAATCATCAGTAACTCCAGAAGGATATTGAAATGTAACTCCACTATCATCACAAATTTTATCAAGTACCCACTTTACAGTAACCACCGGATGATACCATGTATTCTCTTCCCCAACATTGAAACCATAATCAATCCTTGGAAAACGATTTGAATCCCTTTTCTTTTCCCAGATAGAGTAATCCTCACCTTCTATATCACCATAAGATAAGTCCTGCAACTTTTTCCCATCATTTACAATATCAGCAAATGCAGACACATTTCCCCATGCCATTGCAATATCAATAGTATCAGTTATTTCCATTAATGTGACATTAGCATCCGATACAATCTCAACTCCGTTACGAAGATATCTTCCTTTATGATTGATTCGAGGATACCTAGTCATATATGAAGGTATATGAGCATTATCTATGACCAAACAATTTCTTACAGTCAAAGGTAATTTGATAGAGTAAGTATTATTACTAACAATCTTACTCACATCAGTAAACATATTACTATTGTAATTTAATGTGATATTGGTATTATCATCAATATCTACAACCTTATTGTCAATATATAATTGATCTTTCATAGACTTTGTAGATTTAGTTCAGGTAATATTATCGTACATACAAAATCTTGCAGAGCTGTCCGTTCCTTTGTAAAGTTCTCCACTGACACATTCACTCCTTTCCATTGTGGTTTGCCATCCTGATATCCAGAAAACATATCTACAACTGGAGACGTAGCCAGCTCAAAAAGGAAATCATACGTGTCACTGTCTACCAATGGAGCGCATACCGGAAGAGTGTCATTCTCCGTTTTTCTTTGCTTACGGCCAGTTCCACCATGATATCCGTTCACATAGCTATAATCCTGCATATTATTCCGAAGAAACTCACCGTCATTTACAACCTGCCTAACTTCATCACCTGGAACAAACAGCCAATAGCAATACATACCATGTCTGTTAATCCATCGAAGATATACCCCGTTCTCACTACTATCCACCTCGCAATCAATACGTGTCGCTGTATTAGTAAGTCCTTTAAATGTCAAATCAAATGTATGATCAAATACAGAAGCATGTGTACTGCTTCCAGGAAGATAGAATGACACTGTATTCTGAGCATCAATACCAGTAAGCATCAAGTTCCATACGTTCTGACCTGATAAATTTATAGGGGTTTGAGCTTTACCATCTACTGTAACCTCCACACTACCAGAAGCACCAGAGTACAACCCTACGGAAAAAGGAAAATTCTTAAACCACGTCAACTTTCTATTTCCATTGTATCGTTCTCCAACTCTCATTGCTCCCCACATAACGAACATATTAAATCCAAAACTATTATCTGGAACATCTACACTTATTGAAAATTCTCTTCCCAATTTACTATTTACAGCACCTGATAATGAATAATCAACATTATTTTCTCCAGCATCAAAAAATCCTTGAACATAAGATGAAATATCAAAAAAAACAGATTCACCGAACATCTCACGATTATCCTGATATACGACACCAGTTTGCGTATCTTCCACGGATATTTCTACGGATTCATAATTCTTACCGTACAGATTAATTATTATGGGATTAAAAGCAAATGCTATTAAATCAGGATATTCTATTGTTGCTCCATCAAAACTACTTGTTCTCATTGAAATTCAAATTTATGTGTTCAACTTCAGTATCGAATATTCCAACTATACGCTCTAAAATGTCCTTAATTGTCTTTTCCATATCAGTAGAATAGACGTCAATTTTTCCGGACCGATATAGTAATGTTCCCTCATTGGCTATCTTCCTTGCTACTAGATAAGCAAATGATTTTGGATGTTCAACCGTAATTCCTTTCTCATCCATCCATCTCAAGATAATATCAGAAAACCCCTTAGGAACCTTACCAGGTTTTCGTCCTGTTTCCAAAGCCCCAAATGCCTGACGTCCCCACAGGATTCCACCATCCTCAGTTAATTCCACTTTCAAGCTATCCCGTGTCCTTCCGCTGGCAACCTGACCGGCAGCTTCATGGTTAGCGATAATGCGCTTTCGCAACTCTTCCAAGCTATCACCTACAAGAGTGATGATATTATTCTTTAACCCTTCCATATACGATATCCTTCACACTCCTACTAGGACACAACACGATCCCTGAAGTTTCCTTCAACTGTATAGATATAGTTATCCCAGTTACATTTACATTCAGTTTGTCATAAAAGACCGAGTAAGGGACAGAACCTGATATCGGTTCAAACAATCTAGATCGATTAAGTAACAGAATAAACTCTTTAGCCATATTCTTGCATTTCTCTACTATCGCGTCATTATCCGTCCCATCAAAATCAAAACTAGTCTTATCCATAAAAGCCAGCATACAGTTCGGATAATCTTTTAACTGGCTAGGTCCAAGTTGGAAATTACCGCTGACAGGAAGCACATTAAGTACTGCAGGCAAAGGCAATTTGTCAAGACGTACATTAGCTGTCTGCCAGTTATCAAAGATGTAAGTAACTCCTTTCATCTGGTCTACCACACTTTTAATCTTCTGTTCTACCGTCATTTTTTATTCTTGTTTAAAATATTCCTTAATCTTCGTTCAAACCTAGTCCGCTCAGCATCCATATCTAGGCACTTATAAACACGTATCCACGGAACACGTTCCACTTCTTCATGATCAGTTATTCCCATACGCTGTGCATAATAGTCAAGCAGACCGAATAGTCCAAAATTCAATTTATCAGAGCCAGCTTGTTTCTCCTCCGGCGTAGGTGGTACAGAGGTAGAAGCAAACAGCTTATTGATCCGCTTTACCTCTCTGGCCACCCAAAAACAGAACCCAATCACTTCGGATGCTTCAGCTCTCATCACCTCACGTTCCGACATTCCCAACAGCACACGACAAGGCACCATTATAGTTTCCATATCCGTACTGATAGATTGCAACTGCATAAGTTCACCCATACTTATGTCATTCAATGTTTCAGGTGTCTTAACCTTTCCTACCTTCCACGGTTTCCGTAGCTTCTCCATCTCTCCCTCGATTCCGCGTGAAAGATTACCAATTATCAATAATTCTCTTACTGTCATGTTCTTCCAATTTTAGCTTTCGGTCTGTGAATAATAGGCTTTATCCTGAAAAACATAGCCATAATCAACATATCAAGATAATCAGGAGAATGACCAAGTATCTCCTTCATCTTCTCCTTGCTTATGATTCCCTTCTTACGTGTGTCTGCGTCGATATGGTCCTGCTTCAACACACCAAGCTCTTCGATTATCCGTTCCTTCTGTTCTTCCGTACAGACAATACGAATCAAACGGGAGTTTATCATCTCGGCCAGCTTGAAGCTACATTCCGATTTCAGGTTGTCAAACTCAGGATTGACAGGTCGAGTACCACCATGAAATTCCTTGATGCCGTTCAAATAGCTTTCAAGATAGCTTCCCAAACCGTCAGAATCAGCTATCATCTTGCTACGGGGTATGGAGCACTCTATCATCATACGCTTCAGATCTGTTTCAATGGATTTTCCAGTACTATATTCCTGATCCAATTTGATATAACATACATTTCCCTTCCAGTGTCCGGCGACAAAGCGGTCACGCCCTTTCATTGCAAGGTCAGCAGAACCAGAAGAATCCCCGGCAGGCTTTACAAACTCATTCGTGAACAGGTCACAGATAGCATCGTAATCACAAAGGGCTGTCGGATCATTATCATATTCCCAGTTTCCAAAATATAGACGTTCTTTTGTTACTTTATCTTTTGTATTCCGGAGACTCTCGATATAATCCTCAGTAGCCCAAGGATTATCCTGTACCAATGCCTGAATAAAAGCATAAGGTTCTTTGAGCTTACCCTCTTTCCAAGGCTTATAGAAATCCCGATACAGCCAGTTCTTTTTAGGGTTGCAGGTGATAAGTATCTTACCTGGTACACCATACACATCATTCATGTGACGCCCGATACGGGTTTTCAGAACTTCAAAGGCAAGGTAATGAACCTCCCCAGCTTCCTCTATCCATCCCCCTGTATATTCCTTCGAACCTAGCCGTTCATACATCGGGTCCTTGACCGGATAATAGGTGAGGTCAATATAGACAATCTCGCTCCCATTGTCAAAAGCTATACCTTCATTGGTTGTCTTGTATGCCGTGAACCCATGGGACTTTGCTACCTTATTGAAGGTTACTGTTACGGATTCTCGGCTATCCTTCAGATTATTTCGTCCTACAAACCAGCGTGTACCAGGAAGATAATAAGCACATTGCATCAGCCACTCACATCCCAACCACGACTTTCCACCACCTCCAGCTCCACCGTACAACAGGAACTTTGTCACATCATCCCGAAGGTAGTTGTATGCCAGCCTCTGCTTTATGTTCACATTCTGTCCCATATCATTTCAACTTGTCTGCTTCCGGAGTATAGGGAAGAAAATCGAATCCCTTAAACGGCTTGCCTTGTGTAGTATGGTCCACTTCCTGCTTATCAGCTAATCCCAATGTACGTGCAATGATATTCGCATTGAACGCTCCTACACATGCCCCTTCGAACTGCTGTGTCTTGATAGTTTCTTCCACACGCGCGATGACTTGAAGAAAATCTTCGTCACCTTTATTTACACAATCCTCTCGGAAGTTGCTCCACCACCTCGTTGACGCTCCAAGATACACACAAAGTCCCATGAGAGAGTACGGCCGTGATGTGGGGGTAATCTCTTGCTGAGTGTGCTGCTGATTCTCTGTTACAACCTCCTTTCCTTTTGCAACTCTTACAGGTACAGTTTTCTGTATAGCCTTTCTGGTTGTCCATGGATTCTCATCGCACCATTGGAAATACTCGCACGCTGCTTCCCACAGAAGTTCAGGCGTGGCAAAGAGCTTATCCCTGCCATGCTTGCTTCTTAACATCCAGAATTTATTTCCTTTAGGTGCAGCCATAATCACAATTTTTCAAAAACCGGTAATATTTCCTTATCCAAATCCCATCTTCTGTTGTTAGGAAGAGGAAGAGTAAATTCATATCTGAGAGCTTCATTATATTCCTTACGCAATGCCCTTCGTTCGTTAATGACAGAAACTTGAAAAGACGATCCACGCAATTCTCTGGTTTTAGCAACTTCAATCCCTTTTTCATATATCCTGAAATCCGATCCGATGAACTCTTCCGTAAGACGACATACGTCTGCCGTGGAATGATAATGTTGAAAGTACCATTCACCGAAACGGAAGTTAGCCGTGAAATTATTCGCGTCCAGAAATAAGGCTTTCGAACGATAGTCGTGTGTTTCTTTTCTTTCGGAAGCTTTCTGTGCAAACAGTAAAGGGATGCCAGACCAAAATATCATGCCTCCCGGCTTACAGAGTGCAGAAAGAGAAAGAAGGACATTTCTTTCGTCTTCCAGAGAATTTACGGAGTTCAGGACACTATCACACACTACCACATCGTACAAACCGTACTCAGAAAGTGTCCTACATACGTCCGCACAATCCTGACGTATTTCCTTCTCATCTATCACGTCTGCTCCGTCTTTACGATGAAAGAACTCAATCGCATCAATACGATATCCCTCCTTCTTTAGCCTGGTAGCATAGTCCTTCTGACCTGCTCCGAAATCAAGCACACGCATCTCCTTCGTAATGAATGGAAGCACTATACGCTCATATAATGTAGAATGGCTCCTGCTACTCGGGACACCGTTTTTCTCCCTGAGACGTGCTTTCTGGGCAAACGACTGGATATAAGTCTTACGATCCAAATGGGAATATTCAAACACTCCGTATTCCTTCGAGAAATATTTCAAAGCCAACTCTTCCTTCCCTTTCGGAAGCACATAGACAAGAAGATCCATTCCCAAAAGCTTCACCGTCTTAGCATATACAGTAGAAATGATAACTTTACCTTCATGATCACATACTGCATTCGCAAACTGGCCATAACGCAGGATCATCTTTGTAAGGTCTACTACACGCGAGTTATTCCCCCCTTTGGTAATGATGGTTATATCATTATTCGGAACCATAAAGAAACCTTCCGTTCCATCAGGGACAGATACACGGATATCCGGCTGAACTTCCGAGACCTCACACTCCGCATAATTATGAAGCTGGTTGAAACGTACTTCATCCGTTGAGTTCACGCCTTCCAGAACAAAGGCCGGAACATGAGTATATCCAAGCAGCTTCATGGTCTTTGTACGCTGGTGACCAGCCATAATTCGCTTGTCTGACTTTCGTATAATTATCGGTTTGATGATACCAAGTTCGGCTATTGACTTCTTCAAGTTCTCTTGAGCTTCTGGAGTAAGCAACCTAGGGTTATACTCGGCCGGATTCAACAATTCTATATCAATATATTCCATCATAAGCCCAGCAAATTGTTTACAAAACCAATCATTACCCCATTCTCATTAAGATATTCAGCTGCACGCTGTTTCAGACCTTCAAGTTCTACATCGGTTATAGGTATCTTATATCCTTCAAATGCCAGATACTTGATATGTGCTCCCGCTTCGTAGTTTTCATTTCGAAGTACGTTTCGAGTATCTTCTACTTCTTCAGAGAAATCGTCCAACTCAGGGAAGCTAATACCATCCAATCCCCATTCCATAAGTTCCTTACAATCCCATTCAAACAAACGTGCCATATCCCATTCTCCATTGTTTACATTATCACGGATAATGATTTCTCGCTCACGCTCTTCGGTCAGATTCGGGATAAGCACTGTCGGCACTTCCTTGATTCCAAGCTGAACACATGCGTCATAGCGTTGGTTTCCGGCAATAATGACAAGCTCCCCTGTACGGTCCGACAAGATTATTGGCCTGGCTTCGAAATAGTCTGGATTTCTCTGTATGGATTCCTTCAGCTTTTGAAGCTGTTTTTCGGTTATGCTACGAGGATTATTCTCCAGCTTTTTCAATGTTTCTGTTTGTCTGTAAATCACTTCCATATCTCCTAATATTTGCGTTACAGAACAAATTTACCCGATAACCGCCACAAAGCAGTTACCGGGTATTCATAAAGCACTGACAAGGGCTGTCAGTAAGTTATAAACTCCATATCATCCACCATTTACGCCTCTTTGTGTATTCAAGTTCTCTCTCCAAGTCTTTACAAAGGTCTATCTCCTTTCCCCATTGAGTGTGATAAAATGTTGCATCATCCTTAAGCTTGTTTACTCTTTTTTTAAGTTCCTCGTTCTCTTTTTCAAGCTCGGCTATAATATGGTTTTTCAGTTTCAAATCACCCAATAGTCTTTCTGCCCTTTCAAAGTTCCTTCGGCTGTCTTTTATCAGCATCTCCATGTAAGTATCACGGCTGAATAGCCTTCCCGTTTGATGTCTTTTGTGTTTCATACTCATAACTCATACTCCCAAAAACTTAGTTTCCCTTTCACATTCATAATCGGCTTATCAAATAGTACCGCATCCTTCAGTACCCAGTTCCAGCAACCTTTCTCAGCCCAGACTGAAGGATGGTTCTGTACGCAATCGGCTATAACTACACTGCCGATGATGGCACCAAAAGGTAAATCGTCATAGAATGTACTTCTAAGATTGGAGGGGTGCATTTGAAGTTTCAATCCTTGCTCTTCATTTAATACCCAACCATCTCCTTTACCTTTGCTTGCATGAATCAGTACCCTCTGGCCTAAGTATTTCTGAGGACACTTCCATGTCCGGTTCTCGATGTCTTTAATACCGTGGGCTATAAGACTAGCCCACGGCTGTTTGATGGATATGGCTTTCATAATCAATCCTCGTTTTCTTCCAATATCCTTAATACAAGTTCAGGCCTCCAATTCTGAATGAACCCATTGCTGTCAATATCCATGATGATGTAATCCCCATATCCATTTTCCTTGGGACACATGCAGTGTGGCACATAACCCTCATAAGAACAAATGGCATTGTTTCCTTCGTCAAGCAGGTCGCAACTGAACTCGTCGCACACCTTATAATGAATTGAAGCGGTAATGCCATCGCCCCAATTAATTATGCGTCCATTGTCTATGTCGATAATCGGCTTCCAATGCCAGTCGTATGCCCGAAAAGTTCTGTTTTGCTCTCCTATATACTCAGCACATGGCATTTGAGGTTCATTCTTTTCTTCTTCGCAATCATAATCTTTTGTACCGTTAATGTAACTATCTTGCCAATAACGAACGGTAGCATCTACCTTTAAAAATTTTACTTCTACTTCTACAGGTTTGTAAATAGTTGTCTTCATATTCAATCCTCCATAGGTATTAAGTCCTTTATATAAGCCCATCTTTTAAACACCGATTTCGCTTGCTCCAGTGGGACAGGGATAGGTTTGGTGAACATTGCGAATTTACACTCTTCGTTGTATTGAACGATATATGGCCGCTTGCCGTCTTGAACTTCATCCATTGTATGCCATACGCTGTTGATGCGCCAGTCTGCGCCATTTTCAAAAGCTGTTTCCAAATCGTCTTGACCGATATGTCCACCTCCTGAATAGGCTATATTTGCTATTCTTTCAGCGTTTTCAGCTTTAGCTTTCTTTATATCGTCCTTTGCCATTATAAAGTCTCCTTTCTTTTACAATTCTTCTTTATTTTGATGTTTACCAGTCTGCCATACTTCATACCTGTTTGGTGGTATCTCGAATAGGAGCACATATATTCGGTAAAACCTTTGATGGTTCTTGCATAGAACCATTTGCACCCGTGGCATTCTTCTGGTCTCATAGCTCGTCAAACTCTTTTTTAAGTGTTTCTATCTTATTATCCAGTGCTGCCATATAGTTTTTGAAGAAATCCTCACCGAATATTTCTGTCTTTAATGGCACGTCATTGTGCATGCTATTATATGTAAATATCAATCCACCACCGTATTGTATATTTGAACTTTCAAGTGCTTTTTTATGCGACTCAAACTCTTCAATTTCCTTGTTGAGTTTTATTGCTTTAATGAATTTATCTTTATCCATTTATTCTCCTTTCCACCTATCCCAGCAGCCACCACATGACCGCCAGGAATAGGTAATACAATTTCGTTTTTCTCATTCAAATTTTAATTCTAGTTGTTGTCCGTCAGGTTCTCTATATCTGCGATTCGACTGCATAAAGGCTTTCCGTAAGGCTTCAGCAATCTTATCACGCATTTCTTTAGATACATGGTTCTTGTCGGCTTCGCTGTTCATTTGGAGTATCTTGTTAAGACTGCCGTTTATTGGCTTTTCATCAAAGAACAGGTTATACTCGGTAAATATCCGGGTGCAATCCTTTGCAGCTTTCTCTTCTTCTGCATCCTGGTATCGCTCTATTACTGTTTCCTGGGCTGCTCTCAAAATCCTTTGTCCGCGGTCGCTCCTGCAACCATGCCATTCGTTCTCGAATATGATAGATATTGCACGTTTCTTGCGGATCTTACCTATCTTTGCCCACCCATAATACACTTTCAGTTCACCCATATCATATCGTTGTTACACAATCAAAATCACTTCCATACATGATATGCGCTCCACGTTTCCGGAGTTCAGCTACCAGCTGATCGTTGGTGTATCTGGCCAGCCGTCCATGCAGTCTGTCCTGCTTTCTTCTTTCAGACGTATGCCTACTCTCACATAACCGGCATCTGTTGGTGTAATGGATGCCGGATTTCGTTTCATAGGCACGGAACTTGCCTTCAGGAAGAATCCGGCCACACTCTATACATTCTTTCATGATGCAGCCCTCCTGATCAGTCCCATGTTACGGTTTACCATTTCGATAATCTTATCATGGTAATCACTCGTTTTATTACAAACAGCTCGGCTTTGGATTATCTTGAATGTCTTTATATTTACCTCTACCGTTTCCAGGCGTTTCCCGTCTTTCTGTGCTGTGAGAATAAGGCAATCTTTACGCTTGTAATATTCATTTTGATATACACAGTGGTGCATTGCCTTTCCTTCCTGATAGAACTGTGTAACACTTTCTAACGGACGAATCACGATACCTTCATCCTTGATTTCCATTCCCAGGAACGGCTGGATTCTACGGATGAAAGACAGAATATCCTGTTTCATTCTGAACATACGTTCAATCCTTTCTTTTCGTTCTTCTTCAGCCCGAATCTTTGCTTCTATCTTCCTCTTCTTCTCAACCAGCTTGTCATGCTCTTTCTTCAGGTTCTTCGGGCATACATAGTGAGCGTTATGGGTGTCTAGCTGGAAGTAATCAAGTAAACGCAAATAATCATCATACATCGATCCGTCTTTGATGATGTATCCGTTACGGTTGCAGATATTCACTACCCACGGATGATAAAGACAACCACGATGCATGTAAAAGCTCAGCATACCATACTGTTTCGTCTTCAGTAGCATTTCCGCATACTTGCTTTCTCCTAAAATGGCATGTATCAGCCTGGCTGGAGCAATACCATGGAACGAAGTGCGAAGGCCGTTCCTTCGGAGTATAGGTAGCAGCTTTACTTTGGGATATACATACCCGTTTATTGCATAGCAGTTATATCCGTAATAATCAACAGTATTTTTGATGCTTATCGGCTGTGTATATATCCATGCATTCTTACCCATATTCATTGGTCTGGCCATCACGGTTTCTTTCCTATCCTCAGTTATCCACTGCTGGCAAACTTCCTCCACGTGGTAAAATATTTCTCCCATTTTCATCCCTTTGTGCTTTCCTATTTCCACATGTCGGAGAACCTGAAACTTGTCAATGGCTGTGACGATAGTCATGTATTCATACTGACACAGCTTTTTCTTCCTGCTAGATTTTATTTCCAGTCGCTCACCGCAGTAAGGACACCGTATGTAACCTTTCTTCTGGCCTGTAGTGTCTACCCACATTCTTCCACACTCACTGCACCACATTTCATCTTTACAGCGGAAAGCGTTATGAGGAAAGCAATGCTTCTTTCCCCACTGTATCTGGGCTTCTGTAATAGCTGGCAGCTTACTACTCAATTCAGCTACAAGCCTTTCACGTTTATTTCTCGGCTTCATGTTACATATCAAATAGTGACAGTTGTCTTGATTCAAATATCTTTTGCAGTTCCTGCTTTGTTTTCTTTCTTGCAGCTTTCTGTTGCACTGGCTTTTCTTCTTTGACTGGTTTCTGGATAGCAACCGGAGCAACTACCTCCACACGCTCCTGAACCTTGTCTACCTTGATGTCGTCTTCGTCGTAATAGTGGACGGCCCATCCGTATACGATTGCATCATCAATTCCTACTGAATTGGAACCTTTTGCCAGTTTTCTAGCTTGTGAGTAAATGTACTTACAGCATTCCTTGATGCTCTTGTTTGCTTTCTTATAGGTCTCGGCAAAGAGAGAATCAGTCTTTGCACGATTCTCCAGATACGTCTGGATTGTTGTTTCAAAATTTGACATAATTGAAGTGGTTATTTGGTTAAAGATTATTTTCTTCTCGTATCACCATTAACATGGATGATATTAAACATCTCCTTGCAGCGGTCAGCTATGTATATACCATATCGTGCCGGGATGTCATTTAATTCAAGGTTAGTGGTAGCATGTGTACAGTATTCGTACCTGAACTCATACCGAAGTTGAAGGACGGTCTGAATTACGTTCAATCCGGTCCCGAAGTGCTTTGCATCCGAAGGTTCACGTCCAAGCTCATCAATACATAGCCCTGAGGCGCATTCTCGTTGCACGTAGCGAATTATTCCATCAATTCCTTGTTCCGCATAGCGTAGTGAGATTTCAGCGGCAGAAACGAACGAAAAGCCTAAATCTTTCCGGCTAAAAGCAAACGCATATCGGTTTACCAGACTTTCGTACTTCTGCAGCCCTTTCATGAGCGTGGACTTTCCTGTACCTATCGGACCGCAAAGCAATATGCCTTTGTTCGGATCAAGGCTACCCTTCATCATTCTGCCAGCTCTCTCCCAAACCCACCGATATAGCGCATCAAGTGTTTTACGATTTCTGTCATCAATAATGAAATCAGGAGATACACTGCACATACATTCCACAAGTTTAGTTTTCCAAAATGCTTCTGCCCGTCTGGCATCACAAATCGATTGCTTTGAGCACTCCTGTCGTTCCGGAATCCGTACTTGACTGATTATCTCCCTTACGGTTTTCAGATTGCTTTCCATCTTGAAGTTGTTTTTCGATTATCCAAAGATTTGCCCGGCTATCCCATCTTTCGATACGGGCTCCATTCGTGTTTTTCCAGCTCAGGCTGTCGAAGTGATAGAAGAATATCTCCGCCTGCTTCTCCCAGTTAGGCAGCTTTCCATCGAAATAGGCTTTTACCTGCTCCAGTGTCGGAGGTATAAACTCTGGATTTTGAGATTTCGCTTTTTTCGGTTTTTCTTTCTCGGGCGGAAATAACTCGCCAGAGTTATTATTATTCTTAGTCTTATTCTTAGTCTTATTATATGGTTGTACTTTAGGTTCAAGGTTAGGTATAGGATTAGGTTCAAGGTTAGGTGGTACTTTAGGTATCAAATTTTGACACCTAAATTCACATATAACTTGATATTTCGTTTTATCCCGTTGTCCATTTCCACCAGCTTTGAATGTTATCAAGCCTGCTTGAACCAATCTGTTTCTTGCGGTTTTCATCGAATTAACCGACACTCCCACGTCAGACGCTACCTTAGTATCGCTACGTGTCCAGCTATCCACCCAGCCTAAACGATTCGCTGTTTTCAACAAGTAAAAATAAAGCCTCGTTTCACAGCAGGTAAATTGCCAGTCTTCATCGAGAAACCAAAAGTTATTGATTAGTTCTATATAGGTCATAGCAGATATTCGTTTACTTCTTTCATAAATTCAGTAAGGGAACGGCATACGACATACCGATTTCGGTATTTCTCAGCTTCTCTCTGCCATTCTTTCTGTCCGTCACTCTGTACACCTTTCGGCGTCTTCATTTCAATACAGAGGGAAGCATATCCTTTTTTGGGTATAAGGAGTATCAAGTCAGCAACACCCCTTACCACTCCCTCATACTTCATTCGTGCTCCGGTCTTTGCATCCCTTCGGCCACCGTTCGGAACTGCAAAGAGAAGCAAAGCCAGACTCGGGTACTGAAGCCTGAACCATGTCAGGCAATCATGCTGAATCTGGCTTTCTGATTGTGGTGTAGTTTGCTTTTTCATAATTTCTGACTGAATAAGTTCATAGCCATATCCACTACGCTCTCCTTAACCACATCGTCCGTTCCGGTCACTCCGTTAGCGATGTTCTTCTTGGTTTGGATCACGTCATACATATAGCGGTCAATCGTATCTTTTCCTAAATAGTAGTAACAGTTTACGTTATTCTTCTGACCGTTACGGTGTGCCCTGTCCTCTGCCTGCTCACAGTCTGAAAACGTCCAGGGGAACTCGATAAATGCAACACGGCTGGCAGCGGTAAGCGTCAAGCCCGTACCTCCTGACTTATAGTTCAGAATTATCAGCTTGCATTCCGGATCATTCTGGAAGCGGTCCACTGCATTCTGCTTCTGAACCGCATTGTCATCACCCGTTACGGTAACCGCATCAGGGAAATTGTTCTTCAGCTCCATCACAACCTCCTTGAGGTAGGCAAAGACTATCAGCTTCTCCCCTCCGTCTATCACGTCATGGATGAACTCGGAGAACACTTTAATCTTTCCTCTTGCGGATATGGATTTCAGGATTCCCATCTTCACCATCACCTCACCTCTAAGAGCCTTCTGTATTTTTTCATCATCCGCATTCTTATAGGTACGCAGATACTGGATCAAGTCATGCTCTGCCTTGTCGTACTCCTTACGGTTAGTAATGTCCACCTCGATGTACTGACGTGACTTGTCTGGAAGCTGGGTAAGTACCTTAGCTTTCTCCCTTCGAAAGAAACAAGTAGTTGATAATCTCCAATTAAGCTCCTTCACGTTAGAGCTTTGCTTCGGCCCGGCACAAAACTTTTCTATGAAGTTTTTATATCCCCCAAAATCTTCAAGACGTCCCATAATCTTCAACTGCTGGATAAGGTCGGTATTGTTGTTCACTACCGGAGTACCCGTAAGCTCCAACACATATTCCTTACCCTTACATATTCCTTCCAGAAACTTCGACTGCTGAGTCTTGCTGGACTTGCACTTGTGGCTTTCATCAATGACAACCGACTTGAAAAGTGAAATACGCGGATCGAAAGTAATAGAACGCATGGTAAACCGTGCATCATCCTTTATCCCCTGCACGAAGAACTTCTTCAGACTCTCGTAGTTGGTTATGAATATATCGCATAAGGCTGTCCCGTCCGCCTTTTTCTGTTCGTAGAACCGTTGCCAACTTGACTTATTCTTGTCATCAAGAATGATTGCCTGCTTTCCGGCAAACTTCTTGAACTCTCTCTGCCAGTTTATCTTTAAAGCTGCCGGACAAACAACAAGGCACGGATACGCCTTTGCTATCGTAACCGTGCCTATCGCCTGTAATGTCTTTCCCAATCCCGGCTGATCCCCAAAGATACACCGCTTATGCGACAAAGCGTAGGCGATGCCTTCCTTCTGATACTCGTATGGTTCCAGAAGAAGTCCATGTGGAACCGTCAGTTTCGGCAAATCAGGTATCGTATAATCATTTACGACCTTAGTTGATACCGACCGCTGCACACGGCTGCATATCCTTGCCGAAACAGCCCACTCTCCCATCTTATCCACATACCATTTATCTTCAAGTGAAACTTTCCATGCCCGTTCATCAGGCATATATGCCGCTTTAGGATTCTTTGCTACACTTGGAATACGGTGTACCAATTCCTTCAATGTTGCATGATATGGGAAAGATATCTTATAGCAGTTCGGGGTTTGCGTTACACAAAATGGGTACAACATGGTATTATGATGCTAACTGAGTTGTTTTAGAACGATGAGAACGACGGGGTTTAATCTGCTTTCCATTCACCTCTATCGTCACTTTCGAGTTATCCATTATCTTTTGAAAAGCCTCAATGTCCGGACTGGCCGGAATTTCAGACTGAGCTTCCGGTATTTCGTCTGCCTGAACATCAGCTGCTGCCTGTTCCTCAAACGGAAGTTCCTGCTGCACAACCTTCCATTTTTTATTGAAGATATACTCATTCACTTCATAGCAGCATGACTCTATGGCCTGCTCCAGCTCAAACTGAAACGCATAGTCCTCATTTTCATCTGCAAACTTGGTAAAGGGTGCGTTCAGGTTCAGCACCTTGTTGCTTTTCAGAAACCGTTTTCCGGTAAGTGTTACTCCCCTGCTATCGCCGTCACCTCCTATTGTATATCCGGTCACCTCGAGGATGCTGTCTATATTATCCGGCATATCTTCCAGAAATTCCTTTCCATCTGCCTCCTTCTGTTCGCAAAGGAAAGCCATATGAGGAACCAGCGCCTTGAAAGCATTAATCAGGTCGTTTGTCACGAGGTTCTTGCCCTCAACCGTAACAGTACCCGTTTCATCCGTATAAGTAGCAACGAGGGTATTATCCTTCGTCACTTTCGCTTTTGTTATATTCATGTCCTTATCTCCTGTATTTATATTCGTTAATAAACTCCTGATAATACAAGTCATCGGGAAGAGGAAGCGATATTCCCAGTTCAGTTGCAGCATCCGCTTTCACCTTATTCAGGAAATCCGTCATCTGTAAAGTGTTCAGCCGTGACGTACTTCCGGCAATAACCGTTTCCTTTCCGTTGATTACAGCCATCCTGCGAAGAAAAAGGTTACAATAGTAGTCATGCACATCCTGCTTGTCTGTTCCGGTTTCCTGTTCGATGCAGGTAAACCAAAGCCACATTAAAGCGTTCTGACTGATAGTACGTGGTTCCGTATACCGTTCAATGGTAACTTTATAGCGTCCGTTTCGAAGCTGGCTGCACATGAAGTCGAAAGGCTTGTCAATCCTTACTACTCCCTTTTCCTTCACCAGAATAGCTGTCTGACTCATTCTTCTGCAAAAATCTTTTTATCGGTTATCAAATTTCTATTAGCTTCCAAGAACTCGATGAAACGCTCCACGTGCTGCGTGAGCTGTTTCACAGTCTGTTCGTGATTGTAGGTATAGTATTCTGGATAACGTGTCCCAGAAATGAGCGGAGTGCGGCTGGTACCACCTTTCAGAGCAAAGGCTGTATATTCAAATGCGCTCACGCTTTGCATTTCTCCTGAAGCTATCAGGCAGTAAGGATATACATGTCGCTGCCATCCGTGTTCGTACTTTCCGAAGCTGTAACTGCTTGTAGTTTTGATGTCATATACCACATCACGCTTTAACTCGTCAATAAATCCGTAAAGCTCCACATCACCGTATCGGGTGGGCAGGATTGCAGATACATACAACTGGCTTACAGCCCCATTGAAATACTTAGCCTGATCAATAACCCAGGCACGGTCAAAGAGGAAGTTTCGCATGGGTGCCAGCTCCGTAGCCGGGAAAGTAACCTGAACTGTATTCGTTTCCCTGTCTCCGATAATGGAATACGGTGCCCGCTCTGTTGGCACATGAGGCTCATTATGTACAGCCATATCAATAAGCGCATTGAAAGCTGTACCTTTGTCGGCTGCTTCGCTGGAAAACGGTACACGGTTGATCGCGTCAATCAATGACTGCTTCAGTTCCGCTTCAATCTCTTCCGGAGAGCGCTTGTACTCTCCGGTTTCATTGTCTATGTTGAAGAAGCTCTCCACCTCTTCATCCGCCCTCAGATAAGCCTCGAACTTATCCAGAAGTGACGGATACATTCTGTACTTAGGCTGCTTCATACTGCTTGCTGACTTTATTCAATTTCAATCCCAGTTCCTTGCATCGCTTATTCAAGAGAATGCCAGCCTGTATCTTGCTGTCAAAGATGTGCTGCATACCTGCAAGTGATTTAGACACGTTGTTTGCCGACTCCACATCATTTACCATCTCAATCTGTGCCTTGATGACCTCCATCAGGTCTTCGTATTCGGAGGAAAGCTCCGTCTGCTTTGCCTGATACTTTGAATAAGTGTTGATGATATTCGTCATGAAGTTGTTCTCTCCAATCAATTCTCCCTTGTCATTGATAAGGGTTGGAATTTCCATGCGTTCCGGAAGATTGCAGGTGTTCTTCCCGTAGAACTTCTCGCAAGGGTTGAAGGAAATAGTACGCTTCCTCCCTATAGCTTCCATATATCCGACCAGGTCCAACTCCTTAATCAGGTCACCGGCGGAAGAACCACCAATTTCCGGACGTATCTGCTTTTCGTCCCCAACCTTTTCCTCACGTTCATGCGCAACGAATATCACCGACTTGCCCATAAGTGATACCTGATTGACAAAGTTGATGAACATGTTCTTCCGCAACCCGTATCCCTGGAGGGAAAGCGTGCCGTCTGCCTTGCGCATCTTAGGATTGTTCTGCATGATGTACTTGTCCATGAAGGAAAGCATCTTGCCAGCCGTATCAATTACGAATGTAGCGTACTCTGTAACCTCAGGTGACTGCATCACTTCGTCAACTTCTTCCCATTTGCTGATTTGCACCGTATCAACACGGTGTGCAGCGTTCACACGGTGTATGCCTCCATCAAAGTCAAGCAAAAGCGGATGCGGTGCGCTCAACGCCAATGTGGTCTTTCCCATACCCGGCTGTCCGTAAATAAGTGCTGATAAGTTGGTCTTAACGACCAGTTCGTTCGGTTTCTTAATAAGTCCCATAATCAAAAAATTTAAGTGGTTAATATTGATTTATCCTTTTGTCCTGAAAGGCGGCCAGACCTCTACGGACGTGCTTTCATCCCATTGCAGCTCTAAGCTGCGCTGACGGACCATACTTCAGGTCATCCAACTGCTTAATGGAAAATATTTTAGGAGAGTTCTGATAAACTCCCTTACGTACCCATTTTGCAGCTCCAATAGCTATCTGATGATCAAGCCACCCCTCTCCGTATTTGCGACATGCCTTGGAGTAGGTTATTTCATCAGAAGTAGGATCGTTACGCCTGATATATTCCTCTACCGCTTCCTTTGCGGTTTCACGTATGATTATCTTTAACTGCCATGCGTCAATCTCCATCTGCTCTCCTCCTTATCACTCTGGTTACTCTTGCTCTTGTCTGCATCCGAGTGCATCTTCGCATATCAATCTGGAAATCCATAACTGCCATTACAAGGAAAAGGACTGAAAAGAATAATTCCAGACCATGCTTTCGCAACTCTTTCAAATCGAAGTTTATTTTCAGCTTTTCGCAAAGCATATACAATACCAGTTCCGTATCTTTGCTTATCCCCAGCTTCCGGTATATGTCACGCTTCTGCGCCTTTATCGTCCATTCAGACCGTCCTAACGTGTCCGCGACCTCTTTATCCGCAAGCCCCTTGCAATACTGCTCTGCGACCAGGTGCTCACGCTCAGATAAAGCATTCATGACACACGTTTTACCTTGAACTCACCTTTTTTACGGTCTATCTCTCCTACTCGTTTCCAATCAGCCCCTACCACACACATTTCCAGACGCAATCTGGAAATAGTTGTATTGACTGAAGAAATGGAAGAAATAGGAAATATCACGACTTCACCGACATTCATGCCTCGCAAGGTCGATGCCCAGTTTTCTGTTACTTTTACCATATCTTTATTCTATTTTGATTGTTTGCTGGCAGAACGGGACTTGAACCCGTGACCTTTTCGCTAACCCGACGAAATGTTCTACCGCCTGAACTATCTGCCAATAAAAAATGCCGAACCTCTCAGCCCGGCATCCACTTTTTATAACCAACACTAATCAACTAAAATGACCAACGATTTGACCATGTTCTTGAAGTTCTCGAACTTCTTCTCTATTTTGTCTTTCTCTTCACAATAAAAAGAGACTGAATTTCTTGATGATTTCAAGTCTACTTGTAACTCTTCTGCGTATGCCACGAGTTCATCCTGCGTCATAGCCTTCAATTCTTCATTTGTTTTCATGTATATTCCGTTTTAATGTTATTGATTTCTGTTTCTATCTCTTTGTCGAACAGCTCGCGTCTGTCAAGCTCACGAGAACGAGCCGCCAGTATAGCATTGATGTCTGCAAAGTCATCACAGATGCTTTTTATTATTTCTTGCAGCTCGTTCATCATCTAATCTTTTTGCAATTAATATACTTGTTAATGTAAATCCTGAAAATCCGACCCAATAGACCGGATTCAAATCCTGATTGAAGTGCATCACCAACACGGACAATGCACAGAGAAAAAGAAGTATTTTCATGTGATTATTTATTTGATTCGTGCCCCGATAAGCTCTCTCTGCTCTTCCCACCGGAGTTATCAGCTACTATTCTTCACTGCATGACCGTTCGGGACATTTGCCATTATTTAGCCAGGCTGCTTGCATCGACCTTACGGCTGCTTGCTTCGACCCTTGAATCCTCGCGTCCTCTATGCTGGTAATGAGGGTATGCGCCAGTATCGCTTTCTGGAACGGACTGCTTAGGGCAGTCACTCCTTATAGCTCCCTATCTCCGCATCAAAGGGTAGGCTCTACTGGCCGGATAGGGAAATATGTTATCCTGATTAATCTCCGCAATATTTGGAACCCAGATAACCGCTGTTATTGTCTGGATAGATGTCTGATGCTGTAAGGTTTCCCCAATCGTAATATTCAATAGCTTTAGGCTTATCCATAGCAGCTTCAAATCTGGCTTTAGCTTTGCGTGCTTCTTCCGCCTTTCGCTCGGCTTCCAAAACAACTCTTTCGGCTGCTACCTTCACTTCGAACTTAGCCATGCTCCATGCTTTTTTCAAGGCTGACGCAAAAGTTGAATACTTAGCTCTAGCGTTTTTGTATAGCTTGTGTGCGTTACTCATTATCTTATGTAAATCGAACTTTTTCATGGCGTTACCTATTTTTAGTTATCACTTTCGTTTGCTTCTCTCAGGTTTTTTCTGTTCCTTTGTTTATTGTTTATTGTTTGATGTTGCAAATATACTAACAGTTAGTGTAAATACAAACTTTCACCTTTTAAAAGTTAGTTTATTTACAACATTTAACTAACTGTTAGTATATCTATATATGGAAGCCTGGGAACGAATACAAAAAATCATGGATGAGGAAGGATTAAATAAGAACTCCTTCAGTAAGGCTATTGGCATTTCTAACAATGTCACAATAACTCGTATTATCAATGAAAAACGATCACCATCAAGAAGTACATGCGAAAAAATAGTTTCTGCATTTCCCAAATACAACTTAACATGGATACTAACTGGAGAAGGGAATATGCTAACTGATATTACATCTATTGAAGAAGCATCCCCCATTGACGAACCTATTATATTACGAGTACCACTAGTGAGCCAATACGCACAAGCCGGTTATCTGGCTGGATATGCCGATGCAGCATATATGGACAGCCTTCCTACTATACCATATATAGTAGACCATGAAGCCTTAGGACATTACGTAGCCTTTGAAGTTAAAGGTGACAGCATGAATGACGGAACGGAAGATTCAATATTGGAAGGTGATCGCCTATTGTGTCGGGAAATACAACCACACCTTTGGGTGAGCAGCAGACTTCACTTCCGTAAATGGGACTTCGTTATCGTTCATACCGAAGGAATTCTTGTAAAGCGAATCATTGACCATGATGTAGACAACCACACCATAACAATCCATTCGCTGAATTCAATGTACCCAGACAAGGTCATCAACCTTGCTGACGTCAAGCAGATATTTAATGTTATAGAATTACAAAGACCAAGAAGAAGATAACTAATAATTAAAACTATGGATTTCAAAGACGCAATAAAGCAGCTTGCTGACAGAGTCGAAAAGCTGAAAGAAAACATTCAAACAGAAGAAGCAACCAAGAACGCATTCATCATGCCGTTTATCAATGCATTAGGATATGACGTATTCAATCCGCTTGAGGTTATACCAGAAATGACTTGTGACATCGGCACCAAAAAAGGAGAAAAGATTGATTATGCTATCATGAAAGATGAGCAACCCATCTTATTAATTGAATGCAAACATTGGAAACAAGATTTGAATATTCACGATAACCAACTATTACGTTACTTCAATGTTTCTAAGGCTAAATTTGGACTTTTGACAAACGGTATCATCTACCGCTTCTATACAGACCTTAAGGAACCTAATATCATGGACGATAAACCATTCCTGGAAGTTGATATTACAGATCTCCGTGATAACCAAATTGAAGAACTCAAAAAATTCCATAAGTCATATTTTGATGTAGACAATATACTCAGTTCTGCAAGTGAATTAAAGTATATGGGAGAGCTCAAAACTATCATACAAAACGAGTTTTCAAACCCAAGTGCAGATTTCGTGAAAATGTTTGCAACCAAAGTATATGACGGACGTATGCTACAGAATGTTGTAGACCAATTTACCCCATTAGTCAAACGTGCTATTTCATCACACATCAACGACATTATTAACGAACGTTTAAAAGGCGCTTTAACCGTTAGTGATGCAAAACCTGTAGTACAGCCAAAAGAGGAAACTCCAACAGAAGTACAAGTCGAAGCACAACCCGAATCAAAAATTGTAACGACGGAAGAAGAACTTGATGCATACCGTATCATACAGGCTATTTGCCGTCAGAAAGTAGATGTATCAAGAATTGCATATCGTGATGCACAAACCTACTTTAGTGTGTTGCTTGATGACAACAACCGTAAACCTATTTGTCGTATGTACTTTAATACGGCAACAAAATATGTAGCAACCATTGACGAAAACAAGAAAGATGTAAAACATGCTATTGAAAACCTTGATGACTTATTCCAATAAATAAACAGGTATATTAAAGATGAAAAGAAAATCCAAACAAGTATAGATAAATTAGCTTTATATCAGTGTTTTATAAAGACGCTCTTTCTTTCAGTTGTTTTCATTATTTTCT